GATACTGAAATAACTTTACTAGTATCTACTCCACTCATACCAGTAATAAATTTCTTAAATGATTTAACTGATTTGCTAAGTTTATTAGCAAAATCTTTCATATTAACAACTGACTGATTACCATCTTTATCTTTAAATGTTACTGAAGACATTAAAGACCCAAGAGCAGTCATCGATCTACTCATATCAGTAACATCTGAAGAGTTTACTCCTTTAAAAGTAACACATGCCTGAGCTAAGTATTTACCAACATCAGGAAGTTTCTTTAAGAATAGACTAAAATTATCTGCTCCAAATAATCCTAAGAATTTATCTATGAGTCCCTGTTTAGGTACTTTTCCTTTCAAATTAGCAATAGAAAGAGCACCTTCACAAGCCGTCTTTACATTAGTGATATCATCTTTAGTTATGCCGCCAATAGCTCCATCAGATCCAATAGTTCCTCTAAAAGCATTTACACAAGCCATCATTGATGGCCCGAATTTAGCAACTGAATCTAAGAATGGACCAAGATCATTATTGCCAACAAACCAACTAACAACGCCACCAGAATTTGGAATTTCACCAGAAACATTAGCTATAGCAAGCATTGCTTCAGCAGCCTTTTTGATACGCTTGCTATCTTCTTTAGGATCAAAACCTTTGAGATTTTTAGCAGCATCAGACATTACTTTAGCAAATCCACCATTGCCATTCTCATCACCCGCAATCTGCTGTAGAAAATAGCTAAGATCATTATTCCCAGCAAAGAAGGTGGCTAAATCTGTACCCCAACCATCGTAGAGTTCAGTACTATTTGGAATTTCTTTAGCAACTTCAGCTATTTTACCTAAAGACCCTATTACAGAATCTAGTAAAGTAATATCATCATCAGTTACTATGTATTTGCCTTTTTTATTTTTTAATTTTGATACAGTGCTTACTATAGTTTCTGCAAATCCAGGTTTACCATCAGTACCGGCAATCTGCTGTAAGAAATAACTAAGATCATTATTCCCAGCAAAGAAGGTGGCTAAATCTGTACTACCATCTGAATATAACTGTGTACTGTTTGGAATCTTTTTAGCGGCACTTACTATCTGAGAGAAAGCATCTACTACCGACGTAAACTGCTTAATGTCGCCATTAGTAATACCGCCTGCATCGCTTAAAGATGTCTTAAATGCCGCAACCCCTTCGCCTAACTTAGTAAAGAAATCACTCATACCATCGGTATCGATGCTATGGAAACTAAATCCACCAATACCTAAAGAATCAACTAATCCTTTGACAGCTGTTATTGATGCTGATGCTGCATTCACAACTTTAGGATCAATATCTTTAAGCTTATAGATGTATTTATACATAGCATCCTGAACATTAGTAAGATAATTTAGCTTCTCTTCATCAATATGTTTTTTAAAGTTAGCTATTAATTTACCAAAGGACTCTCCTAATTGACCCATCCATTTAACAAAATTGTCCATATTATCTTGAGCCCATTTAAAACTCTGAAGAGCTCCAATACCCTGAGCTATAGCCCATGCACCATATGTTACTATTCCAACAAGAACATCAATAAATAAACCTATGAATAATGCTGACTTTATAGCACCTGCTGAAACACCACCTACTTTATTACATATAATGCATAAAGCACCTAAAGTGGCTATAGTTCCATCAAGTCCCACAATAGCAGTTATCATATTATTAGTTCCTACTTCATTAGTAACTTCAGCAAGAACGATTAATGCACCTGTTACGGATGCTAATAATATAACCCCAGATAATATTATAGGAATTGCTTGTTTAGCAGTAAGAGATATCTTGCCAATCTTACTGATTATAGCTAGCAGACCACCTAAAGCGGCCATTACTAAACCAGTACCGACAAGACCTTGTATCATATTATTTAAAGGTAATAAGCCTAATAAAGCTACTTCAATACCTAAAGTAACTATTGAAGCCATAATACCTATAATAGGTCCGATTTTGACGCCTGCAGCACCTGCTGAAAGCCTAGCACATACACCAAAGAAAAACAGTAACGCGTTTACTACAGCAGTTCCCTTAGCAAGAGTAGTTCCATCAACTAAACCTAATACAATAACAGATCCAGCTAGCATAGCAACACTTAAAGCTATTCCCATTAGTGTTGAGAATCCTGCTACAGTTTTACTATTTCTAGACCCTAATGCAGCTAAACCAGCAGCTGCTCCTACAAAAATAGCAAGTAATGATACAGCAGTAACACCTTTATTAAGGGTATTCTTCTTAAGATTTCCTAAAATAGCAACAGTTGCTGTCAATGCTAATAACGTTACACCAATAGATTTGATCAATGCAGCAACTGCATGAGTAGCTGATCTACCTTTCTTTGATACAGTTCCAAGAGTAATAAGTGCACCAGCTACAATAGCTAATGTAATAATCACTCCCTGACATGATTTAAGAGCCTTAGCTATATTACCATAATTGATTTTAGAAAGAGCTTTTAATGGTGCAACAAGAAGCATAAGTGAAATAGCAAAGCCTATAGCATTAGCGCCTGAATGCCATTTACTTTGACCAAATGCTATAGCTAATCCTGCTAAGATTCCGACACAAATTAAGAATCCACCAAGACCTTTACGAATCTGTTTAAAGTCAATACCCGATATAAAACTTAATGATTGAGCTATTTTCTTTAATGATAATGCAAAGAATAATATTCCAGCAGTATTTCTTAAAGACATTCCTTTACCCCAGAATCTCTGAGCTACTGTAACTGCCGCTACAAATGAAGCATACATTACTACAAATGCAAGAACTTTCTTAGCTAAATTATCAAGATTATTTATCTTAGTTAAAATAAGAAGAGATGTTGCTACAGATACAATAGAAGCTGCCATAGCTATCATATTAAGAGTAACCATCTTAAATGTAGATAAAGCTTTAGCATCCATGCTTTTAGACATTTTCTCAGTAATAATAGTTACAGCAGTAAATGCTCCAAGTAAAGCTAATACAGCACCTACAGCAGGCCATAATTTCTTAGAATCAATCATTGATAACATTAAAATTGACCCAGCTAATATGGCTACTGCTTCTGCAATCTCTCTAAATTTAGTAACAAATGTTTTCTGTGTTGGGAAGAATTTATTATTAATATTAGTAACTAATGTCTTTAATGAAGTGTTGAGACCAGCTAATGATGGAATAAGAGAAGTTGTTATAGCATCAGCCATTCCACCAATACTCCAAATGAGTCTGGCTATAGCTAATATAATAGTACTTAATACAGCTGCTATTAATATTGATTTTAATTTAGAAACATCGATTGATTCGACAAAATCTCTTAAAGCATCAGCAACTTTATGGAAAGTTTTAGCAAGTGCCTCACCTATTTTCTGTAAAGCACTCATGTGTTTCTTTGAATCTTTTGTTTTATCATTTGTCTTATTTATTGTGCCAAATAATGATCCTGCTTTAATACTATCTTTAATTTTCTTAATACCATCCTGAATAGTTTTCAGAATAGGAATTCTATCACTTAAGTAATTAAAGAATGTAACTAATCCTGCTTTTACTGTAGCTATGCCATTGGTAATCATAGTAAAGAAGTTTTTAATAGGTTGTGGCACATTTAAACTCTTTAAATAAGTTATCAAACTATCTATAACTGATTTAGCATTAATATAAATAGTATGTAATGCTCTAATAATAGCTTCTTTAATACCATACTGTTTTACATTACTTACAAATGTTTTAAAGAAATTTATAATAGAATTGAAAGTATTTGTTATGTTCTCTAATGCTGTAGCCGCTATAACTTTTATTTTATCTCCAAGACTAAGCTTATCAAAATCTTTATTTACATTACTAACAGCTGATTTTGACGAATTTGATATACTCTTACCAGTTCTATCAGCCGCATAAGCTGTAATAGTAAACTGACCATTTAACCATTTAAGAACTTTACCTATTACACCTGTTCTTGCAAACCATTTAACTATAGGAAGTACTACTCCGCCATAGACAGCAACACCTACAGCTCCTACTGCTATAACAATAGCTCTGATTACTACTAAGGAGTAAGCATATACATAAGCTAAAGCCTCTGTTATTACTCTTAAGACTTTAACTATTACATCTCCTACAGTAGCAACAGTTTTACCATTATTAATAGTAGCATCCTGAGTCTTATTAAGAAGTTTACCAATGTAAGTTAATCCATTATTTATTGTATTAGTTACAGTAGTAAATATCTTTTTAATAAAGTTGATGGTGTTATCTATACCGATGAACTGATCATAGATAATTTTTATAGCTGTCCCTAAACTTCTTACAAAATAATCTACGTAACTAATAACATTGGCTACTAAAGAACCGAAATTTAAGAAAATGTCAAGAATTGGTCTCATAGCTTTAACTAAGCTTCCAAATCCTCTGACAAGTGCACTTATAATCTGTCCTACTCTTTTAAAGACAAGGAATATACTGCCAAAGATGTCCTGTAAATCTTTAGCTTCTTGTTTAGATGGTTTAATAGAGTCAGCAAAGTTCTTAAATTTAACTGTAAGATTATAAAGAGATTTACCTAATCCACCCTGTTCTTCAAATGGTTTGAACACAGCCAAGAAAGCATCATGAATTGGCTTAAAGATAGCAGCAATAGATGATCCAAGATTCTTGAAACCCTGTATCATTTCATCTCTACCACCTAATTGATTCCAATCAGATAATATCTCATTTCTGAGATTATTATGCTTCATGATAACCCCTTCAAGAACCTGTTCAAGATTTGTCCAGAGTTTCTTAGCCTGATCTAATGTACCAAAGATGTATTCAGATGTAGCTGCCCATGAAGACTGTACTGCTTCTTTAAGAGTATCCATCATCTTAGAAAATGTGTTAATCTCTTTAGCAGCAGCCATTGCTTTATGACCTAACTGTTCCATCTGTTTAATCTGATCAGCATTAAAGCCTTTTCTCTTTAACTTCTGCTCATAGTCTTTTTTCTCAGTTAAGAACTGTTTTCTTTCTTCATCAGTCATACTAGCTAACTGAGCTTTTGTCTTAATTAAATCTTTTGAATATGCTTCAAGCGTAGTGTTAAGAACGTCATTAGTTAGCCACTGATGAGAAAGAGAATCATTAAAATTCTTCTGAGCATTAAATGCGTCTGATACTTTACCATTTAAATTCTTAGTAGTGGTTACAAACATATTACCTTTTTTAGTAACTGTACCAAGAACTGAAGCGGTCTGCAATAAATTATTCTTGAAATCCTGAGTCGCCATATTAGCATTCTCGATTGATTTCCAGTCGATTAACTTAACATAACCTGCTGATAAAGCCTGAGAGAAGTTATACATTGCACGTGATGCTTCATTAGCATTAGCCCCAGCAAGAGCAGCTTCTGATGAAACACCCTTAATTGCATTAACAGCTGTATCAAGATCTACACCAGCATTAGTAAACTTACCAATATTGTTAGTCATATCAGAAAAATTATAAATAGTTTCATCTGAATATTTATTTAAGTCATTAAGATACTTATTAACAGTCTTAACCGATTCTCCAGTAGAAGCTATAATAGTCCTCATGGAATTCATCTTAAGTTCATACTCATTGAATCCTGATTTAACTGGATCAATAGTAAGAGACTTAATCATCTGTTTACCGGTATTGATAACTGAATTAGTAATATTCTGAAGAGCTGTTACACCTATGATTCCTAAATTAGAAAATCTATCTTTTATCTTATCTACTGAATCATTTAGTGAGTCTAATGCTTTATTAGATTGTGCAACACCATCTTCCAGTTTATCTAAACCCTTAACAGTCGCTTCAAAATTCATAGAACTCTTTAACTTCTCTACTGTATTAAGCGACTGCTGGGCATTCTTTTCAAATTGTTTATTATCAAATGTCATCTTGACAACGTGTTCATCTACGTTGCCTGATGGTGAATTTGTAGTATTAGCCATTTTGACGATTTACCTCCGTAAATGCATTGTTTGCAAAATCATCGAAGATAGGTCTTAAGGCAGGCTTTATATAATCTCTGCCTCGAACATATCCACCATTCTTTAAACCATGTCCCCTTTGAATAAGTATTGCAATATTCTCCCCATTGACTATATTAGAGTTCATCCACTGTATAGACCATCCATATTTGCTCTCATAGATGGCATAATACCAGGAGGCTGCTGTCTTACCTGTCCTTTTAGGAGTAGCTTCTCTAAGAGCCTGAACTCCAAGCTCTCCATATTTCATAAGAACTCCTCTTACATATCTAGTATTACTAGATGCATTTTGTAAGAAACGTTCGGTACTAGCGAATTGTCCTTTAGAAGATACGTGAATATCCATAGCAACCTCCTTTCTTATAAACATTTGTTTATGATGCTGCTTCTTTTCTTAACTTATCGTATAACATCTGATTTACATTCTGCTGCATGATAGCATCTGCTCTCTTCTTACCAAGAGCAGCTCTTGAAGCAGTAAGCGGTGTACTAAGCGTTGACCCGTCATTCTCAAAGTCTCTAGCTAACTTATCAGCAATCTTCTGACCTTTATTAAGGTATTTATCTGCTTTATAGTTAAGTTTGTCTGATTTGTACTGAAGTCTTGAAACTTTTGTTTCAGCTCGTCCGGCTTTAGCCATCTGTTTGTTATAACGCTTCTTCTGCCTTTCAGACATACTATTATATTTAATCTGTTTATCAAAGTCAGAAAGACCAGCAAGGCTAACATTCTTATAAGCTCTAACTTTTGCAAGTTCAGCTTTCATCTGAGCTTTTCGAATCTTTGGTTCATATTTCTTTTCTTTAGCTTCTGCCTTCGATCTATACTTAGCAGCTTTAGCATCAGCCTTATCAAAAGACGATTTAGCCTTAGAATATCTTTTCTTACCCTCTTCAGTTAGAGTACCATCCTCATTCTGATACCTTCTCTCATGCCAGTGCATACCTTTAATACCAGAATGCTGAAGTACTGCTGGGGAATAAGAAATATCATTATAATATCTACTCATATAATTACCTCCGAGCTTTTCTACGAACTTTGTTAAGTTCTTTAGTCTCTTTATTTGCAAGCTCATTAGATAATTCTAATGATTTTTTATTCCTATAGCTCTTTGGAAGTTTGTGATAATCATCGTTCAACCTTGCCGCTTTTTCAGCAGTTTTAGCCATCCCACTCGTCTGCTTGTTAGTCCATTCATCCCACTCTTTCTTCTTGGCAGCAACTCTAGCAGCTTTCTCTCTTTGAATCTTTGCAGCTTGTCTACGGTTGTACTCTTCATCAAGGCCTAAACCTCTTTTTATTGTACGCCCAGCTTTATTAATCCCTTTTGTTACATTATGACCAACATCAGAAATGGATCTATAAGCCTGTTTTCCTATACTATTAGCATGAAGTTTAGCTTTACGAAGACTGTCCTCAGTCTTATGATGTAACTGATCAAATCTAGCTCTTACAGTAGCATCCCACTTCTCTTTAGGAATACCATAGTGCTCAAGATAAGCATCGTAATCATCATTCTGATCTTCAGTCATGTCATCATTGAAATAACGTCCCATATTACACCTCCTTAAGATACTTAGATGAAACATATCCTTTAATATCTTTATAGATAATTGGATACCAATAATCCTGTTTCTTTCTCTTACTATCATAAGTAAGGACTGTTTCATAACCTACAGCAGTAATAATCTTACCTTTTGGAGTTCTACGAATATTCAGACCATTCTTAGCAGTTACTTTAAACTTCTTAGCTGGCTTAGCTTCATCTTTCTTATCTTCTGTTTTTGGCTTCGATTCAGACTTGCCACCTTCATAACGAAAGACGTTGGTCCAAGGGTAGTTTCTGTATTTTCTGATAAGAAATTCTCTACCTGTCTGATCTCCTGGTTTCCCACCAGTAGCTGTTCCTTTTTCATTAATCGAAGCTTCAACTTCAAGTCCTCCTCCACAATACATAGCCACATGATGACCTTTAGCAAAGAGAATATCTCCTCTTTTAAGACCTACTCCAGTTGATCTATTAACATCATCCGTAATGTCCTTAAAATCATTCTTCAGTAATGCTTGTACAAGATTACCTGTATATGTAGCGCCATCTTCTTTAAGATCTATACCAGCATTCTTCCAAGCTGTAATAACCGCAGCTGAGCAATCATAGTCACCTTTCTGACCCCAACGGTAAATCTGGTCATAGCCATGATCATTATCTTTTGCTGTTTTCTCCATCCAGTCTGTTGCTTTTTCTATTGTTTCCTGTCTCGTCATTAGCAACCTCCTTATCTGCCTCTATAACCTTTTCAATGTCTTTAACATCTGCCGTGTTTATAGATTCTTCTACATTATTAACCACCTTTGATATGAATTTAGGAATTGGAACACCAAGTTTATCAAGGTTTTCAAATATACTTATTATCTCCATTAAGATAATATACAAACTTAAGAACTTCATTACTTCTGGTGGGATTCTTAAAGCAAAAGAAATGAACTCACCTATAACCAAGATTGAGATTTCTCCTACTTTCTTACTAAGTCCTCTGCGTAATTTAGATGACTGTATCTCATCTTTAGACCAAGCATTAACAAATCCCGTGGCTATATCAAAACCCATCAGGATTATTGGTAGAATCAGACACCAAAACTCATTTCTGAATTCAAATCCCTGAACCATATTTATTACCTCTTCCATGTCCTTACCTTTCTTGCCTCTTAAAAATTAAGAAGCAATCATTTTGACGATTTCCTAGCCTTTAGTATGCCAAAGAGCTCTTCTTTTAGCATTTTCAGCTTTGAACGACTGAGCGGTTGCCCGCCAGTTAGTGTTTACTTTGTTACCTTTTGTTTCACGCTCAAGTTCAGCGTTCTCTTCTTCTTTCTTAGCAGCACAAACTCTTATAAGAGTGAGTAACTGATTAAGATGCCATTTACGACATTCAAATGGTATATGAAAAGCAATCATCCAATAATAAATCAGTTCAGCTGAGATAAAAGAATCATGTGTATTCTTATGCTGTAGCTGTTTAAGATTAGACTGCCCCAGATTCTCATCAATCTTAGAGGCAGTCATTGGGTTATTTATATAGGCATTGACCCTGTTAATTTCATAATCAGGAATCTTGTTATACACTTCATCAGACACATTCTTATTTATAGTCATACACTTAATATAAGAAATAGTCTGTTCACGCGTTTTCTGATTCTTATTATCTAACCAGGGTTGCTGCCAAATTGCTTCCCATTTCTGAAGAGAGATAAGTGAATGCTCAAGCTGTAACGTAGCACCAGGGATTTTGACGATATTATTGTTATCATCAATCTCTTCTGATGGTTCTATTACTACTGTGATCATTCATTTCTCCTTTAATTTACTGATGGTGGAATAGGATTAGCTGTAGCATTACGCTCCTTATACTGAGCGATCATTTTATTAGCCTCTTTCTTCTGATCCTCATTCATCTTAGGAAGAACGTCCTCAATGAACTTAGCTGCCTTAACATCATCAGTAGAAAGCTCCATAAACATGTCTGAAAAAGCCTCTGTCTCCTCAAACTCTTTAGAAAGCTCAGGACTCTTAATGAATCTTCTGCCATCTGGACTTGGCTCACCATATGAAGTAAGAAGAAGCTGCTTAAACACTTTGATAATCTCAGCTGTATCCTGTGCATCAATAATCCTCTTGATGTACTGTTCCATACCACCTGACTGATTCATCTCCATCTCAAGTACTTCTGCCTTAGTCAGATTAAAGTGAAATGTTTCTGTTCTTTCATTACCTGCATAGTCGGTATATGTTCTAGTCTCTGTATGCATAGTATAAAATCTCCTTTTAAATAAGAAGAAACCACTCTAACCAGAAACTTTCTAGTTAGAGAGGCTTCATTTGTCAAACGGTTAAGTTAACTGTCAATTACGCAGCCGGGAAGATCTTAATAAGATCCTCAGGCATAAGAAGAGTAGGCTCGGTACCTTCAGTAGCACCCTCTCCTGTAGTAGCATCTGTACCATAGAGAGTGTCTTCAACAGTCTTAAGCTTAGAAGCATCAACTTTAGTTGAGTCAATCTCAATGGTAGCTGTAGTCTTCATTCCTGGTACGGCGATAGGCGTGGTTGAAATTGTCCATGAGAATGTTACAGGCTCCGGACTATCGTTAACAGTTGCATGTGACTTTTCAGAAGGTGAAGCAAGGCAACCATATACAATATGAAGCTTATAACCAGCCTCATTACCATCCTGATCATTACCGATAAGAGTTCTGTAGGCAAATGCAAATGTACTTCTAGGCTGCTGACCAACGAGAACACCTTTTGAGAGCTCTGCAGCACCGTTGCAAGCCTCAAACTCCTCAGGATATGTATAAGCCTCGATTGTCGCTCCGAATTCCTCTGCAGAAAGAAGTGAAAGATACTTAATGTTATCTGCATAGAACGCTGAAGCCTCTGCTCCAGATGGAGACTCTGTTACTGTAGTAAGACCATTCCAAGCTACACCCTTCCCATAGGCCTTCTTAGTCTTGTCATATACATAGAGTACACCATGATCGACACCGGTCTCATACTGATGTTCACCAGCCTTGTCCCAAATAAGTTTAGACATAAATTCATTCCTCCATTAAAAATAAATAGTTATAGGATAATGATACAGGCCATCTCCAAGATATCTAGCACCCGGGGTTGCATATTCGAATTCATTGATAACTTTCCATAGCAATGTATCATAAGGATCCTCAGTTATAATAGTAAGTTGATAGCAATTCATATGAAGATACACCTTATTATCTGCCCGTGTTACAGAAGGTGCTGCCATGCTATACACAATACACGGATATTCAATTTTCACATCTTCAGGCGGCTCATAGTAGACATGATTATTACCCATAATTTTTACAAGTAAATCATTTAACTTCCACTGCCTTGGTTCATCGTTACTCGCTGGCATAACGTTCTCCTACACTTAGAATTAATCTATGTGGCTCTTCAAGGCTAACAGAAGACACTTTCCACTTTGTCCCCTGAAACTCAAGCCATTTGATTTGAGTATAATGATCAAGAAGGAAAGGGTTTAATAAGACTGAGATTGTATTCTGTATGGTGAATGTTCCATTGACTGTCTGCTGGGATTCTCGGTTATACCAGCTTACTCTATTAATATCCATATAGTATTTCTTCTCAGTAGTAACCTTTTTCCAAACGCCGTGTCCCGTATTCTCAGTACACTCAAATCCTATTATTCCACTAACCTTCATTTTGACGATCTCCTAATTGATTATGGTCTTGATCCACTATTACCAGATGAAGTTGTTGAAGCCTGCTCATGCTCAAGGATAATAGCTGACTTTGGCTTTGTAAGAGCACCAGAGATTCTAGTCTCAATCAGATACTTCTGCTGGTTGTAATCAATATCGAAGTCATCAAACATAGATACCTGACCACCCTTATCTGAACCTACAGCATAGTCTGTAAGATTAACAATGATGCCATCAAGAACATACTTCTTACCTGCTGTATCATACGTCGGGTGGCTTGTAGCATCAGCATCACGTACAAGTCCCTCCATTACAGGAACAGTAACGATCTTAGACACACGAAGCTTTGTAGCAAGCTGTTCTACTGAAGTATAGAGATCACGACCAGTTGTATCAGTCATAAGCAGAAGGTCCGTAAGCTGATCCTCGGTTGTAAAGAGCGTAGGTTCACCTGAACCCTTATAGTCCTTACGAGCCTTGATAGCTGCATTAATGAATGCACGGCCCTTAGTATTAGCATCATCGCTATCCTTATAAGAAACACGCTGATAGATAGTGAAGAGCTCTGCTTCCTTCCAGATTGGTCTGATGTGATCCTCTGAGATATGATCCTCATCAGATGCAAGACGACCATCACCTACAAGAATTGCACGTGCAATTTCCTCATCAAGCATGATTCTCATCTCAGACTTAATCCATACAACTACATCGAAGTCAGTAATATCAAGAACGTAATCACGATCAAGCTTCTGCTTCTTGTAGATGGTCTGTGGATCAGTTGTTCTTCTCAGAAGGCTGAATACTTCTTCCTTCTTAAGCTTACCTGTGATATATCCTCTAGCTCTAGCTTCATCTGCTGTAATATCAGCAAATGTACTCTTGATACGTGTCCAAGGCATGTGCTTAGTGCTGTTCATAACAGTTGCAACCCACTCAGTCTCTCTCTTAATGAACTCCGGTGTATTTGTGATATCCTTAGCATCCGGGAAAAGCATATCAATATTGCTGATACCATATCCCATGTTAAGTCCCTTCTCACCTGTCTTTACAATTCCGCTATGTTCAAGCTCATCTGAATGCTCTGTAGCCCAGTTATTAAGGGACTCTCTGAGTGATCCAAAACGCTTTATCCCCTGCATGATCTGATGTACATCATCATGCTGGAGAACATTTCTATAGGTTGCTGGAACAGCTGAACCATTGTAGCTATCCTGATCAAATGCATTAAATGCCATTTTACTTCCTCCTTCGTCGGAATGTTCTACTATTTCTTCTAACTCATTACCGGCTTCATCATAGAGTTTTCCGTCTTTATCCTCATAGACATCGCCGTGATAATATCCATTATCGTCATAACCACTGTCATTATTTTCATCTGAATGGCTCATAGATTCACTTTCATCAGAACCATCATCTGCGGCTCCCTGATCATTAGCCATCCCAATAACAGCATAAATAGCTTTCTTCTCATCATCAGAAAGCTTCTTTAATGCAGACTCAAATAAGCTCTGAATTGTAACGCCATCTGAACTGCTGTTGTTGCCCTTAGCTGCCATATTGTCTCCTTTATCATCTGAGTGCATAAGGGTTATACCTTCACCCGTGCAAATCTCAGCTTCATCAATAAACTCTTGAGTACCATCACTATGTATAAGTGCTGTATCAATGATATGTGCTCCAGGATTTGCCCCTGATACTACAAGAGATACTTCCTTGATCTTTCCATCAAAAACATTTCCTTGAGCGTCCTGAACAAGCTGATTTGCATAGATGGATAAGTCCTTAATGTCACCATGTTCAACTGACTCTTTTGCATACTTGGCAGAATCTGAATCATTGAAATTACAGAAAGCTTTTACACCATCTGAACACTTTTCCAGATCTGCATAGCCCAGAATATTAGCAGGATCATCACGACCATGCTGCCAAACAAGTGGAACTCTTGTACCATCCTGGCCTGCAAAAGCGTTACCTCTAATAGTCCGGCCATCTGAGCACAGTAAGTTATTCTTAGTGGCCCAACCGGCAAAGTCATAATGCTTTTTTGCCATTTACTGTTTAACTCCTTTCAATAAACGTTTGTAGTTCTCTATAAATGCTGCGGTATCTTCATCTTTTGGTTCTGGATAATCCTCTTCATCTTCACTTTCATCAGAGGTCGGTAAAGTAGCCGCATTTTGACTATTTTCATCTGCGACTTCTTCATCTTCATATTCACCATCTTCTGGGACTTGGGATAAATCAAGATCTGCGGATTCATCTGCTGCAGTATTTACATTAGGGTTTAAAAGCTGATCTGCTCTAGGATCTGACGAAGGTTTCAGGCCAATCATTGACCTAACTTCATTAGCAGATACAACTTCAGAGCTAATAAGATTATTAGCGATTTCTGATATTTTAGAAAGAGGTACAAGTTTAAATATATCTCTATAAAAGACTATTGCCTGACCTCTGGTCCTAGCGTTCTTACTAAGCCATTTACGTGTCATTTCATCAGTAATAGAACATGCTATTGGCTCAATAGTTCGAGAATAGTAATTTAATAATGTCTGTTCATCAGCAGTACCATTCATTATTTCTGGTGTTAAACCAAACTGAGAATATACTTGTGCCGTAAGCTTTTCGATCTCTTCTGGAAGAGAATTCTCAATAGGTCTACCAAGTTGAGTAATTTTCTCAGTAGCATCAGAATATGCAATTCCATATTTAGAATTTGTAAGCTGATCTTCAAGAGATGAAACACGCTTTTTAGCTTGCTCTTCTCTGAGTTTTGAACGAACGGTATAAGGAAGCTGAATAAGAAGATTTAACTTAGTTGATGCAGTATTAGCATCTAACTGATCCAAGAGATTCATCTTCTGAATAAGACGTTTAAGATTACTATTAGGATCATTCATAGTAGCATAAAAAGGATTCTGGATAAGACATACTGATGATTTAGGCATTCGTATCTCCTCCTGATGACCAGAATCACCATTGTATACTTTAATCTGTACCTCATGAGGCATCCATTTGGTAACATAACCTACTCTGATTTCATAAATATTACCAAGAGAGTCATTAGCTGTCCAGGGATTATTATCAGATTGAATAGGCACTATTGCTACTGATCCATTTTCAAACATTGTCATACAGGCATCAAATATCATTGCAGTACCTGTTTGATCTTCATTGGCTGAGATCTTAAGGCGATCATTTAATTCATCAGAAATTTCTCCAGTATACTGATTATTATCATTAAGCTGGGCATGTCTGAAATTTAAATGAGCTGTATCTAATGCAAGTCGATTTAATATAGAACCAACAAATGACCTTTCTGTTGAGTGGCTTGTGTACGCTCGATAAGGCCTATCAAAATATCCACCATAATCATAGTAATTGGCGTTGTAAGTTGGTGTGGGATCTTTGTTGAAGAAAGCATTAAATCCATGCTTTATTCGAGTTGTTAGATTCATAGATCACTCCTTTAAGTTATAATTAACATATTCATTACTTCTTCTTGTCTTTCTTTTTATTGGACGTGTCATTATCTGAATTGCTATTAGACCCACTCATCTGCTGCCATCTGAGCATAGCATCAGCCATAGCTTGCGTACCCTCTGATTTTTTACCAGATTCTTTAGCTACTTGTTTGCCAAGTTGATCAACAATATCTGAATATTTTTCAGCTTGATCTAATTTCTGGGAATTCTGTTGAGAACTGTTTTTTGTACCACTTAGAGTTTTGTAAATGTTTGATCCTGTATTAATAGCCGTAAGAACTTTATTAGATGCTTCAGCAGCATTTGATATATTATGAAAGATAGAATCTACTTTAGCCTGAGAAGCTTTAATTTCTTCAGCTTTATATCTGCCAATATCAGATTTGAATTTAAGTTGATCTAAAGCCACCTGGCGTTGTTTTGGTGATAACTCATTTGCTACTTTTAAAATATCAGCAGCTGAACCTGTCTTAACTATTTTATCAAGTTCCTTCCTTCGTGGAGCATTAGCTTTTGCTGTAGCTCGTGCTTTTTCTAATGCTTTAGATCTAGTCTGAGCTATTTGAGCTTGTCGTTTAGCTTTAAGTTTACGGGTTTTAATTCCTATTTGTCGACGATTTCTCATGGATTTAGCTTGTCGTCGACTTTTACCGGTATATCTACCAATACCCATTAGGTACTGTAAAATATCAGGTAAATGCTGACCCCACTTCATGCCTTTTCGACCATAGTGTTCCAAATATTGATCCATAAACAGGAGGTCTTCGTCTCCTGTGTAGTCATTATAAAATCTACTCAATAGACAACCTCCATTCCAGTTCATCATGTAGTTTGTTATAACATTCCATCAAAATAGAACTCTGTGGTGGATCAAATTCCAACTTTGCACAGACCCAAATATAAGTCTGTATAGCTGGGAGAATATCAGTTCTATCTGTACATTCAGACCATTTATTTGAACTGTCTGTAATTTGGTATAGATCATCTCTCCATGATCCAATTTGCTTAAGCCTATAGAATGCAGTATTTATAGCTGCAACAATCTGATCATCAAATGATGTGTCATCTGGCATAAGCATAAGTTTCTCTTTTGTTGAGTCTAAAATACTGTCTGTCATTTTTAGTTACCTCTTTTTATTTACACCATCTTTCACTTAATCACCTCATCATTCAAATGCATCTCTATTCAGCTTATATGCCACAAAAGCATCCATCATAGCAGATACATTATCAATCTTCGCCTCATATCGTTTCTTAAGAAGTTTCTTATTACCATTAGTATCTTCAATCGTAATAGCATTTCCCATAGTGAACTGCATGATCTTCTCATCAAATATCAACATTCTTTCACTAGCTAATGCTTTCAATTCAGTTAAAGGAACAGTCTCTGTCTTAGCACCCTGAATAACTTTCTCTACGCCAAATGATCCATTTTCTGAGCACCATCTCTCAATGAAATCTTTAGCATTGTATGGATCATATCCAAATGTACGACAATCATAGTGATTATCATCTAGCCACTTCATAAGATCATCATAAACATCTTCCGTATTAATAATTGTTCCTGGTAATACTATTAAGCTACCCTCTGATATAAATTCATCATATTTCTGTCTCATAGCTAGTGGTAATTTCTGATATGTTAAATCTGAAATGTAAGATCTGCACTTAACACCGAATGATTCATCAGATAAAGGAAATAAGAAAGTAAATGCACAGAAATCTCCACCTTGTGAAAGATCTCCACCACCACTACAAGGCATATCATAGAACTCATGTCGTTTATGAGGTCTTGTCTCTTCATAAGTAAAGTAATATGTATAGCCTTCCATCGGTATGCCGAATCTTTTAGCTAAGATGTCATTTCTTGTTGCTGGAGCATTCTCAGCTCTTTCTACTTCCTGCTGATAAACTTCATAGCTTACCGTTTTGCTAATATTAGGATTTGCTTTGATCCATTTTGACGGATCATTAATCTCTTTAATGTCATCAAGACGATACCACCAGATTGATACATGAGGATTAAAGTATTTGCCTTTAAGAATATCCATAAGCTCCATCTTCATAGTATCTCCTGGACCATTTCTTACTGTACCCTCTGATGATGTGGCTATTATAAGGTAATCATCTACTTTACATGCACCCTGTTCTATAGCACCTACTACATCTTCTCTGATATCGCCTGATAACCATTCATCTATAGTATTTACTTTTGATCGTAAACCCTGTAGTTTGTCTATAGACATGGGACGAATTTCTAAAAATGAACCAGTTACATTATCTTCTATTCCACGTTTAGTAGAACATAGATAGGTTTTATTACTTGAAGCTCCTGGAACTTTTGTTTCAGATAAGAATTTAAAGTATGGACCTCTAGCACGAACAATGGCTGTCCTAAAAGGTGACATAACCTCATCTGCCTGTTTCATTGTAGGAGCTGTAGTAACCTGATGAGTAGTTGATTTGTCGATTGTTAGAAAATAAGCCTGAATTACAGTATCATAAAGAGATTTAGCTGCACCTCTTCCAACAATAAGATACTGTTTATTGATTAATCGTTTCTTAACTCGCTTTGTTACATAATGAAAATGGCCTTTAGATGAAACAACAGGTACTTCTTTATCAACAAAGTAATACCATCCAAATATCTCTTCACCCCATAATTTGAATGAATCTAATAAGTGGAGATCTGAGCCATCTGTAAGAGTTAACTCATTTTCACAAAATGCTATCCAACCTTCAACAGCATCCTCATCATAATAAATGCCACGATTATCAATGAAAGAATCAATTCTATTCATCTCCATTGAAATATTGCGGCATACAGGAATTTCTCCTCTTAAAACTTTTTGACGAAATTCCCCATAATATCTTGGGGTTGCCGTGTTTGATAACATCTGTTGCTAGACCCCTTTCTAAATAAGTTATAAAATATCTTCTGTTGCTTTATAGCGTTCCTTAGCAATACTGCTGAGCTCTTTTGCCTGATCAATGGTGGTATTCAATATTTTCATAAGATTATCAGCATGACTTAATTCCTGTTTAGCCATTGCTTTGAAAGTATCTGAATACTCAGGACATTCTTCGGCTTTCTGGTTGTAATTCTCAGCACCACTAAGTTCATCATCTATTTGATTTCTTAAATAATTTAAATCCATAGTCTTTTATAAACCTCCAACATAATAACTTACTCTTTAGCCAGCAGTAGTTACTACCTTCGTAGCATCAGCTGATCCCGAAGGAGCCCATGCTACAAAGCGTCCGGCATTACCAAGTATCTGCCCAACGATCTGCTGAGTCTGCTGTAAGTTGCTGTTTATTATTACCTGCTGATTCAGAGCATTCTGAAGATCAGCATTACGATCCTGAAGCATCTGAGTCTTAATCGAGCAACAGCACTGCTCCATCTTATATCCAAGATTATCTATCTTAGATCCAAGCTCTGCTGTCTGATTGTTTACTGACTGGTTAATCGCATTGTATCCCTGAAGAAGATTAATGTTATTAGCATAATCTCTCTGGAGGAGATCATTTGTCTGCTGACCAATAGCCTTTACAGTCTCAAGGTCATTGTTTGCTGTGGCAAGCTGAAGAGACTGAAGCTGGTTCTGAATAGCATTGTTATTAAGCCCTGCAGTAAGTTCTGCCTGTGTAACTCCTGGCTGAGGTGCCGGAGCTGGTGGATTTGGATTCTGCATTACAATCGGCCCTCTATTTCCGCCCCATGCTCCGCCATTCATAGCAAGAACAATGAACAGAACAATCCACATGAAGCCGTTATTGTTGAAATTTCCATCATTGTCTTTAGCAAGTGCTAAGACATCAGATGATGAAAGACCACTACCGTCCATATTGTTTTCCTTTCTTAATTCTACTGTCCCATACACTGATGGAACTCTGAAATCATTTGATTGATGTCCTTCCCCTGTGCTAGAGCCATGTTCCGAACCGCCTGTTCGATGTTCCCATTCATAGCTTGGAGCAGCGTTAGAGCCTGGTTCATTTGCGGGTTGTTTGAGGCTAGATTCTGTACTATCGATGATGGATCACTACCTTTCACCAAATTAATGGCTTGCTGCATTTGACCCATTTCCTGGTTTGTTGTATTTTGGCTTGGCTGCATCTGACGATCCAGTTCTGCCAGCATTGGATTTGAGCTCATTTATTTCCTCCTTCATAGAAGATATCTCAGTAGTTAAGTTCTGAAGCGTCTGCTCCAATGTATTACTAGTAGCTATAGGAGCAGCTACTGGTTCTGGGTCATGGTGAGGCGTAATATCATAAGCGAAAACCTCACGATTCAGACCATTGACTTTAATAAGATATACAACAGACTGTTCTGCATCTGGAACTATTATTGATTTGGTGTTTGCTGGAAGTTGGCACTGATAAGCACCTGAGATCCCGTTAACTCTAATCAATTCACCGTCATTTTGAACAGTTTGCTGTTGCTGCTGTGATGAAACAGACGAACTCGGATACAACTGCGGTGTAGTAACCGGTTGATAATAATTAGGTTGATAATACATAAATCCACCTCCTACGTTTTGGACTTATTTATTCAGTTACAAGATTGTCGTAGCCATATGATTTTAATAGATCAATGACTACTGGTTTTAAAGGTTTGCCATTTCTAGTTTCAGGGCATTCATCTATTGACTTGGTTCCATGTATAATGCACTGATACCAGATTTCGGCTAAACAGTTTTTCATTTTGAGTTTTAAAGTATATTAGGTTGGAGGCTCATATAAGACTATGGACTTAATTCGATTTAATTTTCAGACGAAGCTGCTATATACGTTTCGACATTACTGATACGATTCCTTAAATCATTAGTGTCTGAAACATAAAATGGGTTTCCAACTATTTTGACATAGTCATTATACTGCTCTTTGGTAAGTAGAATTTCGTCATACTCCCATCCTGTAAAGTTTTTGGTTTCATCCGTAGGATCTGTCTCTGAGACACTATGGATATTTTTTCTGAGGAACACATAGCCATTAGCATATTCAAGCTGCTCTGGCTTTTTGTCCTGAGTTCCTCGAACGGTTTTCCATTCCATTTATCCTCCGATCATAAGCGGATACACGCTTTCGTAAGTATTTAAAGCTTATCTTTGGTTTGATAAACTTCAGGTACACATTATAAGTTTTAGTAACTTTCAGATAACCATTATAAGATAGCATGGACTTGCACTGTCCTATAGTTATGTGCCTTGCTCTGCCTATTCTATTAGCTTTTTTAACTATATTAAACATTATTGATTCTCTTAATACAACTCTGTCACAATAGACTCTATACCCCATGCAGTCTAAGAATCTTCCATGATAGTTGCCTTCAGAATCTCTATAAGAGAATTTAAAGCATTGCCAGTTATCTTTTATATGAAGATCCTGATGGATTCGAGTATATGCTGTGTATTTGTACATGCAGTGCTCAAGATCTCGTTTATCAGGTCCAAAGAAGTATATATCGTCCATCCATCTCGTAAAGTATGAAACTCCTTCGTGCTTAAGTGTATTATTCACATACTCATCACTATCATAGAGATACCATACGCCAAGAAGTTGTGATGTATAAAACCCAATAGGAAGGCCTTTCATATTTGGTATATACATAATAATTATGCAAAGAAGACAATAGAACTTATTATCTCTTATCTTCTTTTGAAGTTTATGCATCAACTTTTGCTGTGGTATGGAATCGAAATACTTCTTATGATCCATTTTGACACAATACTTGCATTGCTCTGGATGTTCTCTTATGAATTCCATCATTTTTCGAACAGCTTTCTGTGATCCTTTGCCTGGAATAGATCCATAAACCTGACTTCCGAGCATTGGCAGAAGAATCTTCTTTAAGACATTAACGACACAGTGCTGTACTACTAATTCCTTTACCGTTGGAACATATATCTTCCTTATTTTACCAGAAGGGCCATCTTTAATTTCTATAGGTGGTCTATACCAGTTAGGATTATATACGTTAGCAGTCTCATAAATCCATCTTCTTACAGTATTTTGTGTTTCTTCTTCATATCTATGCTTATAAAGTTTGACAAGAAGCCTATAATGTTTCTTCTTAAGCTTCTTGCCTTTTCCTTCATGAGCATGTTCTATAGATTCGATTATATTTTCAGTAGTCATCATTTGGTCCCATAGACCATTATATGACTTCATTAAAACTCCTTCTTATTGTCTCGGGACACATGGGCTTATTGCTTACCGTGCCTCATAGTGAGATTTATAATTTTTAGCAAGTGCTAAGGACCCATTCTGCATATTTAAGACGAGTTGTCTATTTAATATTTTTAATAAGAATTCGAGGAGCCATTGTTAGAGTTGGAATTGGAAGGCGTGTTGTTGAGATTCACGTAAGACGTACCGTAGTTCCGCCTGTTGTTCCAGTTACCACCAACAATAGCAGTTATCAGCCTTGGGCCCTATATTTACAAGTTACATTTTTACATTTTAAGCAGACAATTCTTCCTTACTCTGGCAAGAAGGCGAGGAGCCACTGCCAGAGGCGGAACTGGAAGGCGCGGCGCTGAGAATCACGCAAGACGTACCGCAGTACCGCCCGCAGTACCAGTAACCACCAACAAAAGCAGCTGTGCCTGTACTCGTCCATTTATAATCTGCATAGTAGGTTGTTTCCGATCCAGAGCAAGCTATAGGATACCTGAATCCACGAGTATCATACTTCATCTTCGAGATATATCCTGAGCAAGCCTGGCCTTCGTCATTAATATCGATATATCCAGTTGCAGCATCTGAGAAATTACTAGCCGTACTGCCATCACCAGTGCCTTTGCATAGTTTAATAAGAGTATGCCCAGCAGCACCCTGGTGCCATCCATCGATTCTTCGCCGTAAATTACCCCATGGGTTCTCTATTCCGAGGGCTTTAACTCCTTGATTACCGTCGTTCTCGCCCCAGAACATTCCTTTGCCATCCATAGTTCCATTAGCTATAGCACTACTATGATTATTAGCATAGCCATAGCCGAATACAGTTTGAGAATCTGTTGACATTCCAAGCAGTGTGAGAATGTCGCCATAGAGATCCCACATAGATTTTGTAATAAGACCCCAGCTATCATCACCGGAAATGTTATTTGCCTCAGCAGTCGATCTCTCAGTTGCCATATTGGTATTTACCGTTCCAGCAGTTCCAGAAATAGATCTGAGTTTTCCGTCTATAGAACTTCCAAAATACTTAGGTAAATAGAAATGCTTAGCAAACTTTCCATCTGATCTCATGAATGCATAAGCTGTGAAGTTGTCGTCGATTTTCTGATCAGCAAGGTAGATATCATATACTCCAGAAGTTCCTGTTGGTTTATATCTCTTCCATATGATAGTGTCATTTCTTCCGAATTCAACCATCATATTTCCAGCGTATGAAGTATTCTTATAATCTGATGCTGTTCCATCTAATTTCTTAGACTCATCATTCTCATTGAGATAATAGTCTACAGTTGTGTCGTATTTTACAGCACAACTTCTTGGGAATATGAACTCATCGCCTTTCCAAGAACCCCAGTTCATTTTGCCTGAACTGTAGTCCATATGCATTGGAGTATATCCTTTATTCGACAGATTATATTCAGCCTCTTCATCCGGAATCTCTGTTACCATAGACGATGGAACACTCACAGATTCTGTAATTCTATAGCCATAGCAAGTATAATCGTGAGTAGTAAGCTCGAGTTTAGCTGGACTGGTGCTATATCTACCATTATCAGAGTAGGCATAAGCAGCATAATAATATGTTGTAGTCCCTGCTAAACCAGTATCTACGTATGGAGTCTCAGCGTATTTCTTATTATCTGAGAATGGCACATCAATGACTAGAATAGCTTCTGCATCATCTGGGCCTGTTGGATATCCTCCAGTTTTACGAAAAACCTTAAAGCCTCCGATCTGGCATAGAGTTGCTATAGTTTCATTTGATGTCTGAACGGTTACGTTCTCAGGACCCTGCATTTTGAGTTTAGCAGAATCTTTGGATGCAGATCCAGTGAATAATACCATACCTGGTGTAGGTATACTACTTCCACCGCTTTCCTTTAGAGCATCAACCAATGTCTTATCTCCATTTTTTTCCATTAATACAGCTTCAGCAAGAGTGGTAGGATACTTATTGCCAGTTCCATCTGCTCCATGCATCTGTATTATTTCATCTGTTTCGGCCATTTATACCTCCTTCACCGATGAATAACTTAGTGTTATCTTCTTTTCTATTTCAGAGACGTGTTTATTTGTATCAGATATTTGACTATTTATTTCAGAAATCTGGTTGTTTGTGTCAGAAATATGACTATTTATTTCGGTTATCTGATTAGTTGCATCAGAGATGTGACTCTCTATCTTAGTATTCAGTCGTGCCTCCACACCATCGAGTGCTTCCTGTTGGACTGTGGATACTGGCTTATCTGTATCAGCCGTATTATCAACATTGTCTAAGCCAAGAGTCATCTTATTTATAGTATGGTACTTGGCATCTCCTCCAAGGAATTTATCCTGAGTACCCTTTAAAGGAGTTGGAGTAAGTCCTCCTACACCAGCCGTTGTATCAGTAGCTCCAACCATTGTCTTGACATTAGTTGTTGCTTCAGCATCAGCTGCTGCCTGTTGTGCCTGTTCAGCATATGATGCTGCATTTGTTTCGGATTTGCCTGCTGCTGTAGCACTCGAACTAGCAGAATTTGCAGCATTAACGGCTGTAGATGCTGATGACTGGGCTGAACTTGCTGAATTACTCGCATTATCAGCATAAGTTTTGGCATTGCTTTCTGACGTGGCTGAATTACGCTCTGAAAGACTTGCATTAGTTTCTGACAATTTTGAGTTGTCTTCAGACTTCTTAGCCGCAGTCTCACTTGCTTTGGCATTGGCCTCTGATGTAGCTGCTGTCTGTGCAGAACTTGCCGCATTTGTTTCTGAAACTTTAGCATTATCTTCAGAAGTTTTAGCTGCTGTTTCACTTAAGCCAGCGTTAGATGCTGATGCGGCTGCTGCTTGAGCTGAATCACTTGCATTAGTTTCAGCGGTCTTAGCTGTTGCCTCAGATTTAGCAGCATTAGTTTCAGAAGCTTTAGCGTTTGTTTCGGATTTAGCCGCTGCTTCTGCTGATGCAACTGCATTATTTTGAGCATCTGTAGCTGCTGTAGCACTTGAGCTAGCTGAATTGGCTGCATTAGTAGCAGTTGTCGCTGACTCGCTTGCACTAGTTTCAGAAGTTTTAGCATTTGTTGCAGATTCAGCTGCATTAGTCTCTGATGCCTTAGCATTTGTTTCAGAGGTTTTAGCCACTGCTGCTGAATTTGCCGCACTATTTTGAGCGGTAATAGCTGCTTCTTTAGCAGTTGATGATTCTTCATTCATTGCAGCTATTGCATCGTGAATACTGCCTCTTACTTCTTCTCCGTATACAGCCTGCTGAATATTATTGAGGTATGTCTGTACATCAGCCATCTATCATACCTCCTTAACTATTGTATAAGTTATAGGTGTTGTACCTGGATCGCCTTTATCTCCTTTAGGTCCTTCTGGACCCTGCGGGCCGATTTCACCAACGTCTCCCTTATCTCCTTTTGGACCCTTTGGACCTTCTGGGCCTACATCTCCGGTATCTCCTTTAGGACCCTGTGCTAATACAAGATCCAAATAATCAATACCATTCTCTTTTCGGATAGTTGCGGAAGGATCCTCTCCTGCTGTGACTGTTCCAATAGAGATTTCAGCATCTTTACCAGGTAAACCTGGATCGCCTTTATCTCCTTTAGGACCTTCAGGACCCTGAGGACCAGTTGCTCCTGTATCACCTTTTTCACCCTTAGGACCCTGAGGACCTATATCTCCTTTTTCACCTTTGGGACCTTGTGGACCAGTTGCTCCTGTATCACCTTTTTCGCCTTTTATAGCACCAGCACCTTTTAATGATTCTTCTATGAGTTTCTTAGAAACTGCATATGACTTTTTATCAAACGACATTTCAAACCTCCTTTATGAAAGCCAAGATTCTGTTGACTCATCATAAAAAGAAATAGACTGAGTATCTAATTCAAAGAAAGAACTCCCATTTGCAATCGGATATCCAGAATATTCTTTAGTTGGTTTTGTATCTGTAGAAAGCCCATCAAAAGAAAATTTATACTTTTCATCTGCCCGCCTTGTTGGTAGTCCATCAGTTGTTACCATTCTGAATTCCTCCTTTATTTTTATTTCCATGGTGTTTGATCGTTTGGAGTTCTTTCTATTAATTCAAATCCTTTAAGAATATCATCAGAACCATAATGTATAGCCTGATGAGTTCTAAATGAAACTGAAATTAAGTTATTCAAATCAAAAATTTTAGGATTACGATTAAGAATATCTTCTTCAGTAATTGGATTAATATGATGTATAAGAACTTTACCTGGAATTGGACAATCAATAACACCTAAATCATTTCCGTTATCTCTAATAATTACTTTACGTCGAACATCTTTCCATTCAGGAGATCTATAAAGTAATTGGTTGAGATAACGAGATTTACCAAACGTTTCTTTACCTACAGATCCTGATAATTTTAAATATTTAAAACGATCAGCAAATGAATCATATGTAATTAGTTCTATGTATGACTTCATTCGTTATCATCCCCTGAATATAGCTTGAAAGCATCAAGAACTCTAGCTAACTGATCATGATCTTTAGCTGCTATATCAAGAGTTGTCTTCTTAGCTTTAAGAAGTTCATTCTCTGATTCAAGTTTCTGTCTTTCAAGTTTTGTTTTCTCTGAACCTTCACGTAAATAATGTAAAATCAAAGAATTAGATGCTGTACCATCTCGTAATCGCTTCTCTGCTTCTTTCTCAGCAAGAGCAATTAGCATGTCTTCCTGACCTTTATCAGTCTTTGATGGCTTTAGTTGAATATCTTCTTTTCTTTTAGCCATTATTAACCACCTTTCACAATCTTTAGAATAACTTTTTGGAGCCCTGGCTAACTAGTATGAGAAACAAGTAAACTACAGTGAAACCAAAGGAGAACCAAAATTTCACAAACCGAATAGTATTTGTAGGAGGCTAAATATCAACAGTCAGCCAGAACTCTAAAAAGCTATCCTAAAAATATCCAGCGGAGATTTTTTGAGG